CAACAGTTCTGTTTGTGCTGAGTTGCATCATGAATCTTCTTGACTGATTTTTTCTTCTTGTTAGTTCATCAACCAGTTTTGCTTGGCTGACAGTCTTGACTTGCTTCCCTCTATAAATGGGGCGAACAACACGTCTCAAAGCCCCCTGCGGATTAGCAACAAATTCAGCCCTACTGATCCTGCGTTGAGAGCGGGGGACAACTGGTTTCGTATCATCTTCCGACTCGGATAGATATTCGTTTCTCATTAAGTTGCTGTAAGAAACACTACCGTCTTCCCCATAACGAACACCGCCATCTAGTTTGCTAAATGCCGAAAGTGCTTTAGTCTTTACCGCCTGCACTTTGGTTTTCAAAGTGCGATTGGTTGCAGCAAGGCTAACCGCTGGTATCAATCTACCAGTTCTTGCCCTTCCTGCTGTTGCAGCTCTTTGCTTTGCAAGATCCAATCTTTCTTTTCTCTTTGCAAAATCTTGTGCATTCTTTTGAACTGCTAAATCAGCTTCTTCCTGATCTTTTTTCGGGACATCCTCTTTACGAAGTTGAAGTTGTCTTACTTTATCAAGTTTCTTAGCATCTTCTGGATCCATTACTGGAGCAGGTTCTCTTAGGCTGGTGAATTTTTTATCACGGTACTCTTCCAGTACAGCCAATTTTCTTTTCAGAGCAGCTCCACCACCAGGACCCTGGTATCTAGGATTATTTCTGGCTAATTCAATTGCCCTATCTACTCTTTCATTTCTTAACCTGATTGATTCTTCTTGTTCAGGAGAAACACCTGTTGCCGATACCGATCTAGATTGCATCAATGAGTTTGCAGTAACTTCTCTTGTTCTTGCTGCTGCTTCCTTAACGGTTTCGGGGGCACTGACTTTGGGTTTTTTAAGAGCAGTCATTTGCGAAAGAACATTTCTTATACGGAGACTTTTTTTCCCCGATTCTATTTTTATTGGCAGTCTATTTACTAACAGCTGAGGACCAGAATCTCGTATAGCCCTTTTTACGAAATCAAGGCGGTTGAATGGCTGTTCCTGATTTGCTTCATACCGGGGGGCAACTGGCTCAATGTATTTAGAAGCAGCAAGAACTTCTTCTTTGCTGAATTGGTTGATACCCATACCACCCAACATCTCACGGTCTCTTGGGGAAACTCCTTCTTGGGAAAGATCTGTTGCTGTACGTGCTATTGGAATTGCGTCTGCAGCAGAAGTTGGAGCAAGGGAAGATCTTCTTCTTACGCTTCTTCCAATCTGCTCTTTGAGTCTTTCTTCCATTGAAGGCTTAGTTGCTTCTGGAGGGGCAACATATGGGTTTATACCCGTTGGAAACACGGGTGCTGGAGCGACGTATGGATTCAAACCAGTTGGGAATACTGGTTCTGTTGGAGCTTGAACTTTACGAGGTCTTCCTCTTCTTCCTGCAGGCTTTGGTTCTTGTTCAGATTTTTCTTTACGAGGTCTTCCTCTTCCTCTTCTTGTAGCCCCTGTTGCTTCCACAACCTGTGTGTTTACATTGCCAACGGCTTCTCCAACGGCAATATTCATTGCATTCTTCAGACCAGCAACAAGACCTGGATTGATTGGAACAAACCCTTTGCCAACACCAGTGCCTACTTGACGAACTTGTGCTTCTATATTGTTAGTAATGTTATCAACAACTTTGGTAACTGTACTGCTTAAACCAGCAACGGCATCGGCGGGGGCATCAACTTTCACACTAGAACTTATTTGACCGACCTGTGCTTCTATATTATTAGCAACATTATTAACAGCGTTTCTTGCAATGTCCAACCTTTTTTGGGTTTCAGCGCCTACATTAACCCCACTGCCCTTCGGCGCTCCGATTGTTGGCGTAGGAACTCTTACAACATCATCAACAGTTTTTTCAACAGTGTCTCCAAGTCTTGTAAATCCTTTAGGTCCTGGACCTACACGTAAGCCATGAGGAAATCTGTCCTTCCCAGTTTGATCAGAAGTTTGGTCAGGGATTACAGTAGAGGTCGCATCTCTGTCTCCAATTTTAAAAGTTTTAGTTACAGGTTGCGCAAGGCTATTTCCCTCGGCATCTTGAATTGTTTTATCACGAAAATCTCTACGTTTACGAACAGTGAATCCACTGCCTGCAGGTGATGCAGCAGCGCCTGGACCAGGCGCTCCTGTACCGCCTGCGGGTACAGGTTGAACAACAGCAGGTGGTCCGTTTGGTGATATGCCTCCTGCTCCTGGAATCCCCTGTGGTTTTGAAGCCAATACGTTCTTGCCATTGCAGGCACAATTCTCTATTGCTTGCAAAATTGAAACAATTTGATTTAATGAATTCTGGATACCGGAATTTACTGATTGTGTTGCAGCACCTGGGGCAGTACCGACAGAAATAAGACCAGCATTGCCTGCTGCTGCTTTTAATGCAGCTGCTCTTGCTTTGGCTGCATCTATTCCCGACTGACGCTGTGCTTGCATTTGTGGTGATAACTTAGAAGTAGCACCCGCTGCGTTTTTAGTAAATGGATTTAGACCAAGAGCATCTAGGGTTCCTGGCATTAGACCAGAAACATCCATGTCATTAGTTCTTCCACCCCTCACAATACCCAAATCTTTTTTAAGACTTTGGATTTTCTTGCCAGCCCTTCGTGAAGAACGACTTGTATCTGCTGGGTTGTACTGTGATTCAAGACCGACCAAATCCATTGCTTTTTTATTAGTCTTCTTTTTCCCCTCAAGGAAAATTTTGTCGCCTATCTGAGTTACTTTACCGATCTTACCTAATCGCAAAAGACTATCGCTTGTTTTCAACAATTGCGCATCTAACTGTTGTGCCTGTGTACGACCTACCGTAAGACCTTTTGCCAAACCAAGCATTGCAAGACTTTGTGATTGTTTGAACAAAGAGAATATTCTAACTATTGGTCCAATAGTTATCAAGAAAATTGCTGCGAATCCAATTATTTTTTTGAAGGCAGGACTCATTTCTCTAATCGCCTTGGCAATCTTGATAAAGATTGGGCTAACAACTTTTAATATTTCACCAAAAGCAACTGTGAAGTCTCTAGCAATTGATTTAACAGATTCTCTTACCCGACCAGCCTGCACGTTCAATGATTTCTCAGACTTCTTCAATTCCTCTTCCATCGTTCTAGCAGTTTCTTCTTTACCGTAAGCACTACCAATCAAGATCTTTCCAGATTCAGTCGTTATTTTACCCATTGCTGTTCTTAATTCTTTGTTTGTTCTGAGCTGCTTAGCCTCTTGTGCTTGAATACCCTGGATAATTGTCGCTCTTTCAGTAAGGACATAGTTGCCAGTTTTTTCATTTTTAACTTTTTCTGTTGCTAATTCATTTAATTTTTGAATATCCTGAATACTTCTAAGGGTTACTTTTTGATCTTTTAATAGTCTGTCATTTTTAAATTTAGCATTAATGCTTTGTTCTAGTTGAGACATAAGCAGAGCCTCACTGCTTCCTTTAGGATTGGCTAAAGTGAGAGCACCCTTATTCAACTCTTTTTGGAATGCAGCCATTTGTTGAATAGCAACTTCCATTCTGGGTCCTTGTCTAACACCAAAAGCCTTTCCGAATAATTGCATTGTACCTTGCGTTTTATATGCAGACTTTTCTAACGCAATATAGCCATCAATTAAATTCTGCAAACCTTTTTCTCCAATGTCAGCAGACATCTTGAATTCTGGTCCCAGTTCTTGGCGAAGAGCGCTCATCAACTTTCTTGTATCCTTTGTTGGAAGAATAAGTTTTTGTAAAGAAACTTTAATAGAGTTTGCTGAGGCTCCTACTTGAAAACCAGCAGAAACCATTGGAACAAGCAATGCTGCCGTTGTAGCCATATTGAGACCAAAACTTGTTGCAGCAGCAGACACTTCTGGGAAAGCATCAGCGATGTTTTTCAACGAAAGGGAAGTCTTGTTTTCCGCATAGTTAAACAAAGCAATTGTTCCACGAACTTCTTGCGTAACCTGCTCCATAACCGCAGATTCTCCTACGTTTACACCCTGGAGTCTTCTGATTCGCAAAAGGTTTTGATAAATTGATTGCGTCAATTTACCGGCATCAGTCATGTCTACGTTGCCAAGTTTTTCAATTTCATTTGTAATCTGAACAAGGTTGCCCAATGTTTTGGGATCAGAAATTCCTAATTCAGCAAAGTCTCCTGCAAGACCTTGAACCAATTCTCTTGATACACCCCATTTATAAGAAATCTCATCAAGTCTCTCCCCCAACACTTTCATGGTTACTTCAACACCTTCAGCACCCTCTGCGGTGTCATCAAGAAGTTTTCTAGTTCTAATGAGTTCTTGATCTAACTTCTTTAAAGAACTAAATCCCAAACGACCGAGCGTTACAAGAGGAAGAGTTAGCCCCATCGTGAGACGCTGACCGACATAACTCAACTCAGTTGCTTGCTTGTTATACTGCTTAGAGAGCGTCTGCATGGAGTTCGCTCTCATTGTTCTATCAACAACTTTTTGTGTTGAGTTCAGATGTCTTAATTTCTGATTAATGAAATCAATCTCAGCGCCAGCCTGCTTATATCCAGAAGATGTTTGTGAAAGAGTCATCCGATGCGAGTGCAATGCACTTGAAGCAGCGCTTGCTTCAATGCGAACTTGTTTCAAATAATTAGCGACAACTGCTTGATTTGAAGCTAATTCCCTTGATGTTTTAGAAACCCCAGATTGGGCTGACGACACATTCTTCAATGACTGCGATACCGCATAGTTAGAGTTCGTCAAACTTCTTGTAAGAAGATTAAGACCATTAATTCTGGCTGAGACTAAGAATATGCTATCAGAGACACCCTTAAGCCCGCTCTTGAGCGAGTCATCAATGATTGTTTCTACTCTTATATGTCCAGTTGCGTCAGCCATAATTGTCCTGTTTAATAATAGTTGATTAATTGCATATTAGCAATATTAATCACCCTCATAACCCAAACCAAATGGGACATAACGTATTGAGTCTGCGTCAAGAACACTTTCAGGTTGTGGATCAAACCAATCTTCATTGAGATCAACATCTGCACCTTGCGCTGCAGCGAGCATTTTCATATTTGTTGAATTTTCATTCATGCATGCACGATATAGTAAAAACATCTCATCCATCGTGAGATTCTCTTCTAATTCGGTTATGCTTTTCCAAGCACCTGTTCTTATGAATATCTCTGATTCATACTTGAGGAGGGGGATGTCCTCCCACGACTGGGAGTCACCTGATCCCCCCTCGCCGGTTAGGAAGGGTCTGACCCCATTGCTGCATTCATGAGTTCACCGAAGCAACGAAGATCTAATGCATCTTCTAAGGCTTCTGTGTCTTCAGCAAGTTCTGGGTCAACGCTGATGAGAGCAATACCTGCTGCTTCAACCATAACGTCAATATCTTTGTCCTCAAGATTGTCATCAGTCTTAAGATCCTTAACGACTTTCATGAACTTTCTCAAGTTTCTAATTGTAAGCGGTCTAACAACTCTCTTCTTGCCATCAGCAAAAAGAATCTCAGTTCCACCAATAATATCTTTATTTTTATCTACCATTTGAATAATCCTTTCATTAATGTAGGGGGAAAATAAAACTTCCCAAGTGACAAGTATAGCACAAGCACTTGGGAAGTTTTAGGACAATTATTAAATTTTATTATGCGGTTTGATCAATGATCTTGCCGTATTCGTAACCTGTATCCGCAACCGTTGGCAAAATTCTAAAGCCAACTGCGAATACCGAAGCTTCGGCTCTCTTCATTGAGATGGTTGATGCTTCCATTGAGATCGCACGTTTTGTGTAAAACTTACGAGTCTTAATGCCGCTTGCTGACGATCCTGGTGCTGTACCAGTAATAACAAGTGCCTTCTCATATGGGAACACGGTCTGTGCTCCGAACAAGAACGACTTGGTATTTGCACCGTCATTGTTGGCGACAACATCAGTTGCACCAACGGAATCATAGTTCCATGCGAGAGCGAGGTTGTTTAAGGTTGCCTCTGCAAGGGTCGTCTTGACCATTACTTTTACCTTTGATTGCACGATTCTTGCTGCGTCACCGAACTGATCAATTTCAATGTCAACCATATCTGGTTCCCATGAAATTTCAACACCGTTCTGAGTTGCGCCAATATCGCTGAAACTGTCCATCGTGCCGATGGATGTTGCGTTAGCCGAGTCGCCAACCTTAATGGTTGCTTCACCGACTACAATGTTTGAAACATTAACTGCCATTTTGTATTCCTCCAAATTTATTCAAGAACAAAAATTTTTTTGCCTTTTTTATCACGCCATTTAGCGATCTTGTTTACATGCTCCAATCGGACCTCTTCATTTCTACCTCCGACTCCAAGGGATTTATTCCACTCAAATTCGTATGTAACTTTCCCGACCTTTGCAATATAGCCGGGATTTCTTCCGACGTATGTAATAGTAGTATACTTCATATCTTTTTATTGTACCACTTTATCTTGCTACAAAACAGATTTTAAAGTCTAAATTCATTCTATACCAACCATTTATTTCTAACGGGGCTACTAAGTTAGACCCAAGTTGATGAGAGCACAGGATCCTGACATTAGTTCCGCCAATCCCGCCCGACTGGGCTATCTGATCGCCACGACCAAGAATCTCAATAAACCTCTCTGAGAGTTGAAACAGTCTGTCAACATTCGTATCTAGGATTGAATATTTAATATAGTCGCATCTATGCCAATATCGCTCAACATCCGGAATCGTTGGGTTGTAGAAGTAGACAACAAAAGGGGCTGCCTCGTTATCGGTAGCAACTACTGGAAAGAAACTCATCTGTTTCCCAGCAATGCTGACTACTGTAGCGTCAGCTTTCAAGAAATTGTTGACATCATAAACGCTTATTACGGACATGTTAGTTAAAGAATCCTATTGAGTTTAAATTCTGGGCTAAAGCCTCATCTATCAATTCTACTAGACGATCCTTAACCTCTTCAATGGTAAGACCAGATGCATTCATTAAATGATATTCATTAAAGTTCATTATATCTACGGTAATAGTTGTTCCGTCGTGATACACCTCAACACTAGCCTCAGCAAAGGTATTGCTATAGTTTGAGTTTAACTCATTCTCAATAACGTAAGTAACCTGTTCAGCAGTTGAAGAAAAGGCAGCGCTAATGTCGTTAGGGATTGATGAAATCTTGTCGGCAAGTTGTGGTAAATCACTATGGATATAGATCATGCTGCTTCCACAACCTTTCTGATCGTAGCCAAGACATGGTGCTTCTTGCCGTTAAAACCAAACTTGGGGTTGATCTGAACGATCTCAAATGGTCCAGCCTCAAGTTGATTACCGTATCTATCTTTTATATTAAGAATCCTGTTTTGATAGTCCACATATGAAGCAGAGTCTCCTGGAACAATGATTTCATGGGTTGCAATGAAGTCTTGGTAGGGAGAGAGCCTTCTATCTCCTCCTGACGAAGTTGTATCAGTAGGTGATTGCACATAAACGGGAATAGAAGTCAAGAAAGAATACTCATAAGTTTTCTGACCCGCAGCGCTTACGACAACGGTTTTTGAATAAACATCAGCCGTTTGAATAAAACGCAAATATGTTTTTGCAGACATTATACGACATAATCCATAACGAACAGTGTGTAATCCATAAGGAGAACGTCTGCCTCAATATTCCCAGTTGTCTCGTAGAAGGATTGACTGAACTGCATCTTAACAACATCCATGTCAATAGCGTAAATACCATGTCTTCTGTAATCAGAATCGTCATTCATTAAATCCGCAATAATAAGATCAGCAGCTTGTTGAACATTTGTTGGAACATACTTCCAGCCAAAGTCGCCCTCAATCTTGTAATCAGATTTTGATCTAAACCTGACCGGGACAATAACTGTATTATTCCTATCCAAGGTATCTGGTCTAAATCTTATATAATAGGAAGACTCAAAGTTATGTGGTTGCCTTACCTTCTCAACATTTCTTGAAATATCCGTTGTTAAATCAAAAATAATTTCGGCATAATCACGACCCGGATCCTGCGTTACTTTTGTCAAGGTGTAGATCGGGAAAGGAAGGTGTAGTTTGTAATGACCATTCCCTTCTATGGTGATCGTTTTATTTGGGTAATAATCAAAAGACTGACCGCAATATGTATTAATGATATTACGAGCTCTCCTTTCGTATCTATCAAATAAAGCTCCCTTTTCCTCCTGAAGTTCAGGGTGGACCGTAAAGAACTCTGTAGCGGTCATATAGGGGGTGTAGACGTTAATGTACTCGCTCTTTGTGTATTGGGTGCCAGAGACCGTATATGTAAAAACGACATTATATTTTCCGGCAGCATTGAGGATATAGTGACCGCTGTTTTGCTGACCGTAGGTGATCGTATAAACACCCGTAGAAACTCTTGTTGCAGCGGTAGGACCACTGACCAAATCGTTAAATTCGTGGTACAAGGAAACCGATACTGCGTTTGATGTTGGGTCAACAGGTAGAGTCAATGTTATTGTTTTTGATGTATCAATTTTAACTTCATCCATACTTTATATTATAACAGCATAAGGGTTTCAACCCCTATGGTATCTCCATAGCTAAACTTACTTGTAAATCCAAAATAGTTTGTGACGGTGAACCACCAGCCGTTGATAAAGAAACAACAGTGTTACTTAAATTTTTATAATAAAGAACTCCATCAGCATAGTTGATTGCCAATTCTCCAAACTCCAAAGAGGCTGGGACATTAGCTGCTGTACCTGAGTTTTTTAATTTAATGGTGTTAGCCATTACTTCCTCCTGTTAGATAGTACCACCATCTACTGTATCAGACCAGTTTGGGACACCGGATACTACTTTGAGGAATTGACCTTCTGCACCGACACCACGCTTAGAGAGTGTATTTGTTGCAGAAGCAAAAACCAAATCACCAGTTGTGTAAGAGGTAAGACCAGTACCACCATAGACTGCTCCAATGGCTGTACCATTCCATACACCAGTCGCAATGGTGCCAAGTGATGTCAAACTTGAGCCTGTGACACCTGAACCCAAAGTTGTGCTAGAAAGAACTGAGGTTCCATTGATTTCATAAACTTTTCCTGTAAGCAGGTTGAAATTTTCTGATGAGGTCCATGCATCTGTTGCATCAACCCAGTTAAGAGTTTTGTCTGTTGCGCCTTTGATTGTGAAACCAGCACCGTCTGCTGTTGTATCAGTTGGGGTAGCAACATTGGCAAGAACAATGTTTTTGTCCTCAACGACAAGGGTTGATGTATTTAAAGTAGTAGTATTGCCATTGACAGTCAAATCTCCAGTTACAGTTAAATTGTTAGAAATAGTGACATTGGCTGGAAGACTAAGCGTTACTGCACCAACACCAGAGTTTGATACCGCAATTTCATTCGCAGTGCCAGTAAGACCAGTTACGAGGTTTGTAGCCCTATCACTAACTTGTGAAGCAGTGATTGAGATTGTTGTATTACCAGCAGCAGTTAAGCGACCATCGGCTTGAACAGTGAAGGTACCGACTGTGCCCGCACCGCCATATGAACCTGCTGTTACTGCTGTATTACCAAGAGTAACTCCAGAGATTGCGTTGTCAACATAAACTTTTGTTACAGCATGCGTATTGGCTGTTGGGGTTGGAACAATTACTGTGCCAGTAAATGTTTTATTTCCCGTGATTGTCTGAACCCCAGACAATGTGAGGTATGCGCCTGCACCGGCAACCGCCTCAACACTTGTAGCAGTTCCGCCTGCTCCACCAGTTCCTTTACCATAGTAAAGAACATCGTCTACTTCGTTATATGCAAGTTCTGCATTTTCCAGAGAGGCTGGCGCACCGGCTGCTCCTCCGGAAGCTCTTCTTTTGATTCTAATTGTATTAGCCATTTTAGTAATTACCTCCATCAAGTAATGTGTTTGCAATTGAGTGGACATGATCCGCTCTACTTGCTGCAGCGCTGGAGCCAGCTGACCCAGACCTTGCTATATCCTGTGGTGTATTAGCAGAGAAACT